TAAGAGGAGCGAGAGGATCATTTGGGATAATCTCCAATCCTGTAGCCTTGGCTATTTCTTGTAATTTGTCCATGTTATCTCCCTCTCCAAAAATCCGGATGTTCCTCCAAAGACTCCAATATAACTCTCTCTAGAGGTTGTTTTTTGACGCGGGCTATCAACTTCCATGCTTTGAGGCATGATTTGAGTCTTGGATCTTGACCGTTAGACCAACGGTCAAGAGTTCCGGTTGACAGCTTCGCCTCTCTCTCAAAAAGTCTATTTGATTTTCCATATTTATATTTTTTATAAAAAATATAACTTAAAACTTTAAAAAGTAAACATTAAATGAATTTTTTATTTAATCTGCAGTAGGTGGTTTACCTTCTACCCATTTATAATTTCCATTTTCGTCAATAACATAATAACCTTCCTCTTTCGTTGTTGCGTTACCAACTTTTGAATTACTTTGACTATCTGCAACAATTTTTGAAGAGTCTTTTGGTATAATTCCCCCACCTGCCGATGTCCATTTTGCTTTGTTTTCTTGACAAACTTTTAGTGCTCTTTTTAGTTGATCTATCATGTAACTACCTGATATTTTTTGAGTCTCCGAATATGTTTTCAGTAAAGGAATATTTTTTTCAATATCAGTAAAAAGTTTAATTGCATCATCACTGTCAAAATCACCTTTTTTATTAAATTCAACGGCTTGTGATAGTATGTTTATCAATTCAGTATCGACTTCACTAGCACCATCTAATTCAGGAAGATTTTCTTCTTTTTTTCCAAGATCTACATTTACTGACCCTAAGGCTGACATACACGTTTCATACTGTTTACCTAACGACATAATTAGATTTATTTCCTCCTCAGAAAGCTGAAAAATACCAAAGAAAGTTTCTAAAACTTCAACTACTTCCTGATCACCATATCTTTTAGACATCTCTCTATAAAAGTTAATTATATCTGGAACCTCCTCACCTGTAGCAAATTGCGAAATCCATCTAAGTGGTGTAGTAAAAAAGTTTAAAACTGCCCTACTGTACCGTACTAATATTGCAATACTGTAAGTGTATATTAGTATAAGAGATGATCCAATAACTGTTAAGAATTTCCTAGATACTGCTTTCATATTTTGCATAAAACTTTTAGATGATGACAAACCTTTTGTCATATATTTAAAAACCCACTTTAAGATTGGACCAATCCATAGAGTCAAAGCATTTATTACAACTTTATTGAAATAAAACGCAAAGTTTTTAACACCATTAAATATATAGTTTGTCCAATACTTAATCGTTATTAGTCTTTCCCATACCCTCGTTGCTTTAGGATCACCATTAAGAACTGCTTGTGGTTTTGGAGTATTTTCTATTACCTTTCTTAAAATCTTGGTTTTATTTGCACCATCTGCCCAACGATTAATAAAATCAGCTACCCAAATTTCTATTTGCATTTTCATTGGCTTCCACACCCTCTTTACAAGCCATTTAAGCAACTTTTCCCAGTTACCCGTTTTTGCTATTGTTTTTAAGATTTGTTCATTTGTGTTACCACCAACGTACTTACCATTAATATAATTAATGGGTTGTGCCTCAACATCAAAACTATCCCTAACTGATTTAGAAAATGTTTCATTATCTATGTCGTCTAAAACTTTCATTTTTTCGGGAAATTCTTTATATAACATATCAATAAGATCATCACCATCTTTAAAATTGTAAGTACCTTTTGGTGAATTAATAATATCGAACATAGCATCTTCCATTTCCTCAAATGCGTCCACCATTTGATCTTTCTGTGAATATAAATAATCCTCTAACAACATATCATCCTGACCAATTTTAGTTTTTCTAATATTTTTTGGTATAGTCATAATCCAATCTGCATAACCATAACCCATATTTTTTGATATGTCTTTATTTAGTAACATACCCAAAAGTTCTTCTCTTAATTGTTTTTTTTCTACAACCATCTCCATACCTTCTGCACTTACTTTAGGTAAATTTCTTAATAAACTACTTAATGTACCTTTTATTTGATTTGTTTTTAACAAACCATTCATCATATCTGGTAAATGATCATCTAAAAATATTTTTAAATTTTTGTTACTTATGGCTAACCCATCTAAGTTCTTACCTGTACGAATTAAATCATCCAGCCATGGCCATTTACTTTCAATTAATAATGGTTTATTACCCATTAAATTATTTATTCTATTTATTTCCTCTATTAATAACTTATTTTCCATAATTTTTTATTTAAACGTATTTTTAATTATCTCATCAACTAAATCTTTACCATCGTAATGATCTAAATGTATCATTTTCTTGAATTTTTTATTTCTTTCATTTACAATCTCAGTTATATAAACTTTTTTAATTTTACAATTATTATCCACTGTACCTCTAAGTGTTATCTTTTTCATCATAGGAAAGGCGATATGTAAGAATTTCTCATCTCCATCAGTAACATATTTATATGTTGTTTTATTAGGTATTGCACCCATCCATTCTACTAGTATAGCAAAAGTATTATCTTCACCTTTAAAAGTTCCATCTTCCCAAAATTGTAAAAGAGCCTGTTTGTGCATCCCACCTTTGGTTGGTGACCAATCCTCAATACCAGAAAGATTAAATTCCTTACCCTTTGCATCGTAATAAATGGAACATGCACCATCTTGTTCAAAAACATTGAAGCTTTTACCTGCAGCATTAAGACCATCTTTAACACATTTTAACCATGGTATATCATCAATCTTAGATTCACAAGTACTACTACTAGACTTTTTAACAATAATGTAATCATCTTTTAATTCGTCAATCATATCTCCGTCACTACATGCACAACTTTCAGTTATTAAGTTACCATATAAATTATCATCACTAAATAACTCTTTGATTCTACTAATCTCTTCTTTAATATTATTGTTTTTCATAACTAAGTTTTTTTATCATATCTTTTAGATTCCATTCAGTATCATTATTTTTAGATTCTTGTTTAAGGATTGTTTCTATATTATTTTTAATATCTTTTTCACTATATTCTAAAGGTATCATTTTTAACTCATCTAAGTCTATAGAAACTAAATCTACCTTAGAACAAAATTCTAATCTGTCTTTGTTATTACCTGGATCTTTACAAATTTTATTAACTTCTTTTCTCATCCATGAACAATTAGTTTCAAACCTTTCTAATTTGTTTGGTTTCCCCCCACCTGGTCTAGTGATTTTATAAACACCACTTTCAGGACCTTTAAAAACCCAATGATAATCCCCTATCTTTTCTACGTGATTATTAGTTTTAGCATAGTCTATTTTTTTTATAAATTGATCTACATCAACTTGATCCATTTTAGATTTAATAGTAATAGTGTCTAACATATTTTTACCTTGCCATTCTATTGGTATAGTACAGTTGCCCATATAATCATTAACTAATGTATTTGATAACTTACTTTTTATATCCCATAATTTTTTGTATACATAATATCTTTTTCTTAAAAATTTCTCAATTGTGGATCCCATACTATCATTTACCATTTTGGAGAATCTTTTAAAATCATTTTCAGACATTATTTCACTAGCGCGTTTAATAATTTTATTTGTTATTTCTGGTGTCCATGTTTCATTGTAGAATAATTCACCCATTACGTCATCTTTAGACTTATACTTATTCAACATTCGTTTAATATCTTTTTTTTCTGTTAACTCTTTCATTGCCAATTTATCTACTAACTTAATTTGTTCCTCTTCATAACCTAATTGTTTTGCAGTATTTTGAAATTTCATATACTCACTATATCCATAAATACCCAAAAGTAATCCTGACCCAAATAAGTTCATAGGTTCTGTGACTTCATCCCAATATAATAAAAGTTTATTTTTAAATCCTTTTCCTGACCTACTACTAAAACCCCTATATTGCCTACCAAATAATCTGTTTGCTGGATTACTTTTTATAATGTCATCCGCAACCTTTAATTGTTTCTGACCTTTTTTAATCCAGCCCTCAACAATTTCTAAAGCTGCCTTATCACCTGCATTTGCTCTCGCTAATACTGCTTCCATTTCAATCAATTCATCTGCAAATTCTTCACCACCATTTTTCAATACATTCATCCATTCTTCAAATGCTTGTCGATCAGCGGCTGAAAGATTTTGTTGTTTAACAAACGCTTCAATCGCTTCTCTTGTAACTTGTTTTGATGTTGGGTTCATACCAAAAAACTTACGTACAAGGTTATAACCATTAATCATTGCGTTCTTTCCTCCTTTTAATAGTTTACCAATACCTCTACCAATTAATGGTCCACCAAATAAACATAGAACCCTAATACCAACATCCAGTAGACTACCTTCACCCTTTGCAAAATCTACTACCGAAATACTTAAGGCAATCCCTTCTAAAGCCAATGCACCTAATGCTAAAGGTGGGAAGAAATAACTTCCCGCTAAAAGTACAATAGAAGCCGCATCTAAAAAGTCAGTAGCAGTCCAACCCTTAAAAGGTGGGGCTATTTTAGATGTAGTCATAGGACACCAATTTCTCACAAAACCTGTCCTAGGGTGTCCCGAATCAGTGGCAATAATTAAAGATTGTATTCCTGCCAATTGGTCTTTTATGGCATAATCAGGATATTTATATTTTTTCGGACCATACTCAGTTGATTTAACGTAATAAGCATTTTGTAATCTATTCTCTAATCTTTTTTTATACTCTGTTAATCCTGCCCATACTATCCAAGGAGTATCCTCCATTCTTTTACCGGCACCCGCTCTTTTCCCAACCTTAGCAATACCCAAATCCATTACAGTCTTAACAAACTTTTTTACCTCTGGACTAGGATACTTACCTTTTGCGGCTGGCCCACCATCCATACTAAAACCACCCAATGGATCATTTGTAACATCATGTGGTCTACAACCACTACACCACGGATTATAATAACCACAAAAATATTTAATGTGGATAAAATCAAACTGACCATCCTCAGAACTCACTACAGTAAAACCATTTTTATTATATCTACTTGGTTGTTTACCATTAGCAGTTGACCATCCTGTTCTTTCACTAAATGTTACTCTAGGATCTTCATCATTTGCCCAACATTTACTTGCATCTGCGGTGCAACTTATAGTGGTATTTAATTCACTATTTTTTGTTGTGTTTTCATTTTCTAACAACTTACTATTTAATAAATTACTATACTGCGTTTCAGTAATAATAATAGTTTTTTTATTATTATTAACAAAATTATTATATTGTGACTCTGTTATGAGTAATTTCATATCTTAATTTTATTTTTTATACTGAAGCGCTTATCTGAAATAATACACCTTCTGGTTTACCCTTAAGAATAGTAATAGAATCAACCGAACTTACGCCTGTAATTTCTTCTATTTTATTAATTGCTCTTTTTTCTATAACCGGATCAATAACCCATTTATCATTTTCTTTGTATGCAACCTCAGCACCTTTAATACCATATAAACTAAATTCTCTTTTTCCTTTAGGTTTTAAATATGTGGTACTATCTATACGATATTTTTTTGGGGTTTTATCCTTCTTTTTTTTATTTTTATCATCATTGGTTACCGCTGGTTCAACATAACCACCCGGATACACTTTTTCAAATGAAGTTATAAGACCTTTAAATTTAGGAAACTTTTTTAATTTTTCACCATTATTTTTAATACAATATTGTATCTGTTTAATCCTATTATCGTCAACATCTTTATTATCATCTGTACCGATTTTTTTCATAAACTCAGTTTCATTTCCAAAATCAAGTTTTTTAAAGTCACCATATAAATCTCTTAAAACCTTTTTACACTGGCCAAATCTTTTATCTTTTTTACTTAAATTACCTTTTTCTTTTGGTTTATAAAATTCTGTACCATTAGCCTCATAAGTTTTATAGTCATAATTCTTAGTATCTTTTTCGTGATTACCCTCCTTGGTAGCGTTCTTCCACCCATCTTCTGCGGGTACATTTTCTTTTTGCCATTTTTCAAACGCTTCTTTATCTTGTTGTTTTTTTAACTTTGCTCGTTTCTCTACTTCTCCAGCTTTTAATTTATACCATTCTTTTCCTTCATTATCCGTTTTTATTTCATATACAGACTTATCTTCACCATCAGGTAAGGTGTCTACATACCCTTGTTTTTTCAACTCATCTCCTGTTGGTGATGTTGGTGGGTTTTGAGAGTTTTTGGCAGGTTGAGGTGGTGTATCAGAATTAGGATCTTGTTCTATTATTAAGTTACCATATAATCTTTCTTCAGTAAACAAGGACTTCATCCTTATCATTTCTTCGCTTAGTGTATTAAAATTTTTTTTCATAATAAAAAAGTTTTTATTTATAAATATTAAAAGGCATAGAAAAAGCCGCATATAGCGGCTTATTTATAAAATTTTATGTGTTAAAATAAAATTAGAATACGTTTATCGCTCTATCAAATCTAAACCCAACACTTATGGTTGCTAATTCGTTATCACTATAACCTAAAGAACCAAAGTCTGCATCGTTAATCTGTGTACCCTGTAAAATCCATTTTTGTACTACTACACCTGTTGGATCTAACATTTCTAATTCTACATCTTTTTTGTAACCTGCCGCATAACCTTGTCTACCAGTTACTGATTCAGAGTGTAGTCTTACCCACTCCATTAATGCTTGTGTCGCTGAAGGACCGATTGGATCTCTAAATTCTACTGTTATAGAATCCCATGTAAATCTACCCGCAACAAACGTTGAGGTGTTTAAAAAAGGTATTTCTACTTCGGTACTAGAGTATTTTGGTCTAGAACCAGTAGATACCCACCATTCTTGAATACCTAATTCGTCAGGAAATCTAAAGATAAACCTATTCTTTCTTAATGGTTCATAAGGAACCGGCATTCTCATTAATAAATCTGCCATAATTTTATTTTTTTATATTGTTGTTTTATTCTTTAATTATAAATATTCAGTTTTTGAAAAAAACGTTATTTTTTGATGATAATTCTTTTTTTCTTTGGATTTTCTGGGTCCGAAGTGTCATAAACCAAAAAATTAACCTCTGGATAAAGTAATTTTAACTCCCTCTCAATATATAATTCCGCACTTTCGACATTACCTAAATCGTCATCACTAAACCCAATACTTATACCTTTATAAGTTGGATCATCCTTTATTTTTTCTACCGCATTAACTACCCTATCAACAAAATTCTTCAATGCAATCATTTTACCCACTTCAGGATTAGTAACACTAGCGCTCGAATCAAAGTTTTTTATAAACTCTGTAGAAGTAACAGGGTAGTAGTCTTGTAAATTCAAATACTCCTCTATTGTAACTCCGTGTAGATTAGATAACATAGTTTCTTTTTGTTCCTCAGTAAACACAGTATCTATTATTACCTTTATACCTTCTTTAATTGCATTAGGTGGGTTTCCACGTGCGGTTATGATAGAGAAGTCATTTCCATACATTAAAGCTTCTATAAACTTATTAAAACTAGGTCCAAAAGACTTTTTCCTTAAAGATTCTTTAGTGTCTCTTATAAATGCATTATAATCCCTAAAATCTTCGAAAGACTTTATAATACTATTATCAACATATCTATATTTACTACCAATATCTTTTCTAACATCTCTAAATTCTTCAGTGGATATAGAAACAGGAACCCATTTACTACCTACTTTTTTTTCTAAATGTATTTGGGTGGGCATAAATAAAATATTATCATCCCAATCAAAAGAATAAGCTCGTTTTTTAAATTCAATTAATAAACTCTTTTGTCTTTGATTTAATTTTAATCTCATATTAATAAATATTTAACCGCATAAAAAAACCCACATAAAGTGGGTTATAATATTAGTAAACTCTTTTATATCCCAAAAGGGTTTTCACCTTGAAATAAATCGTCCATCTCAATTTTTTCCATAACACATTTAGAAATTGGTTCTAATTTAGATAAAATGATTTGTAAGTCTTCATAATCCATTGCCATACCACACTCTATTGCTTTTGTAGGATCTTGTTTCATTACCATTTCAATACACGCTGGTGGAATACTTGCAATATCACTAAGAGAAGTATTGTCCATAATACAACCCATAACTATTTCTTGTACTTCATCTACATTTTGTTCGTTTAAAACTCTTTTATTGGCTTCATTAATTGCCTGTCTTTTTAATTTTCCTAATCTACTCATATCATTTGTTTTATTGTATAAGGGAGGTTTTATCCCCCCTTAATTTATTATTTTTTTAGATATCATCAAAGTTAGCACCAGTGTTAGTGATATTAAATTCAATATTAATATATTCTAACGTTCTAGTTGGTTTGATAAATATTCTACCATTTAATTCATTTCTATCAATAGATTCAGGTGTATCATCTAATACAACTCTAAAGTCAGTTAAACCTCTTTCTTTTCTAATATTATCTAAGATTGGGTTCACCAATGATAAGAACTGATTTCTTACTACTTCGTCATTTTGTTCGAATAATAATCTAATAGAAACTGCAGATATAAGTTTTCTCGCTTGAAGTAACAATCTTCTAACATTAATTCTATTTAATGCCGTTTCTTTTTCTTGTAATGTTTTATTACCCCATATAACAACTCCTACATCTGAGAATGTTGCCATTGGGTTAATTCTACCTTCATATAGAGTATCTCTTTGGTCTAATGTTAGTTTAACTCTCGCTTTAATTGCGTTTGTAGTACCTCTGTTTAAACCGGCAGATGCAAACCAAGGGAATGCAACGTTATCAGTTAAGGCAATGTTTCTAACAACCTCTAATGTTGGTGGTAACCAAACATATTGATTATTTTCAGTATCATTCATTTGTAACCATGGCCAGTATGTGGCGGAATAGTTACTATCAATCGCAGAATCTTCAACAAATGCAACCGCATCGTCTGCAGACATAGGTTCACCACCACTATCAACATCTGGTGTTGTAATAATGTAAAGTGAATCGGCTCTATCAGTTTCAATCATATCAATTGCGTTTTCAACTAATGAAGTTTGATCGATAATGTCTAACCCTGGAGATGCGAATACGTTAATATTAACTGATTCTGGATTATTATAGGTATAAATACCATTAAGGAATGAATAATAATCAGATGTGTTACCTATATCACCCTCACTTGTTGTTGAAGGATAGAAGGTATTGACAATTTCACCTTGTTTACCGTCTGTTCCATTAATTGTATAAGAATCACCATTAGTTCTACTTTCTCTGTAAATATCCCATCCATCAAATCCACCGTAAGATGTAAAAGTGAATTTTCTTGCGGATAATCTTTCATAAGGTCCGTTTTCTAAACTATTATCAGTAGTAAATGCCGACACCCCAACTTGAAGTTCCGGTACATATACCGAACCATCAGATAAATCTATTTCTGCACCATTTGCATTTACATCCAAATGGAAACCATCTGTTTTACCAGTCCAATATTCTCCATTATAATTTGGTATTGTTTGAGAACTACCCTTAAATGTGAAGAAATCTTGATCTACACCAATTTTAGAACTTAAACCTAAATATGTTCTTCTTAGTTTACCATTGGATATTCCTGTTTGATATTCGGTATTATATTCTATTTGTGGTGGTAATGCCGTTCTATTTTCACCAACGTAATCTCTAGTAGTTACACCTTCAAAACCTGCAGGGAATGAAGTTTCAGTGTTTTCATCACCCATAACAACCATTATATACTTACTTTTCAATGGAAACTCACCATCTAAAGTACCAATTCTTCTAGCGATATATCCATTACTAGTGGGATCCATACTTAATCTAGAGAATTTTTCTACAATTGATGGGTTTTCATCAGTATCATAGTAATTTCTTACTAATAAATCAAAAGTACCAGAATCTGGTTTTATGTTTATAATTGAGAATTTAACATCTTTATTGGCGTTATCACCATCAGAAATAGTTCTAAATTTAAATAATCTTTTTAAATTAGTACCTTGAAGTTGTGATAAAACCCATGGCGTCTCTGCCCAACTCCACTGACTTTGATAATTTTCTAGGTTTGTAGGGATTCTAACAAATGTTGTTTTTAAACCTCTTACTTTACCAGCGTTATTTAAGTCAATTAGACAGTTAGTATATAAGTCACCAACGAATAACTCACTGTTACCGTCTTCAGGACTTAAACCTAATACACTTTCAATGTAATTCTTTTTAGTGTTATCTAATGACACACTATAAGAGAATGAGTTACCCGCACTACTTGTACCAGTGATACTGAAAGTTGCTAGTGGATCAGTCATAATTGCCGTAGTATTTGCCATTTCTGTGTCCGTACTACCAGTTACATCAAAAATTAGTTGTTCATCACCATCATACTCTCCACGAGATCTAATTGTTGCTATCACACTATCCTCAATTTCAGTATAAGGACTAGCACTATAAGTAACAACTGTACCTGTAGTTGTACCAGTAACAAATCCAGTACCACCACTTCCAATTGCAGTCACTGTTAAATCAAAGGTTGCACCTGAGAAGGTAGAACCCGTTTTAATATATTGAGGGCTAGTAATTGAAATTGTTTGTCCAGTGGTTAATAAACCAATACCTGTAAATTGATTTGATATTAAACCATTATCATAAAGAGATTGTAATATAGAACTATCAAAATTCATAGTAGATGGAGTACCTGCAGTACTTGCAGAGAAGAATAATCCCCCATTTGTTCCTGTAGAAGTTACTACTTCAGTAGAACTGTCTGCCGCAGAATCTAAAGTTATTGACCACGCTGGTCCTGCATTATATCCTGAATGTCCTAATACTCTACTAACATATAATTGGTTAGTTTGAGTAAGGAATGATTTAGCGATATAATTTAATTCGTATTTGTGATATCCAGTTTCTTTAAATTTTGATGGATTTAGAGAACCGAAATAAGATGTAAAGTCGTCATAGTTTGAAATGAAGACTGGCTCAAATGCTGGTCCTTTTGGTGTTTCACCTAATAAACCTAAAGTAGTTACCCCTACTTGTCTAGTTACAAAGGTTAAATCTTTTTCTGATGTGTATACACCAGGACTTACAAAAATTTTACTTGTCGATGCCATTTAAATTGTGTTTTAATTTCTTTTATTATTAAATTGTTTTTTATTATAAATATGCTTGTTTTTCTGAAAGTATTTGTTTTCTATTATATATTAGAAAAATAGTATGATAAAAATCTTACTTTTGTCATACTTATATAAAAACACCTATGAAAAGGACTAAAAATCTTAAGATTACACCTACAACACACACCATATTAAAAAAATATTGTGAGGAAAATGGATTAAAGATGTTCGCATTTGTAGAGAAATTAATTAAAGAACAATGCACACCCAAAAAAGATATTTATGGTGATGTATAAAAAAAAAGAGGGAGATTACTCCCCCTCTTTTAATGTTTAAATAAAACTTAGTTACTTATAAAAGTAATCGATATTTATGCCTTAGCTCTAACGAGTATAATATCTTTTACCTCTTTATGGTAACTTTTCCAAGCATCAAGTGATGAATCATAAAGTTTAGAATCGTAATCTTTACCAAGATTATCTCTTTTCTCTCTATCAGACTTTAATAAGTCTATCATTTTCTCATAATGACCAAGCATTGAACTTAATTTATCTAATTTATGTTCACTTCCATCACCGTGTAGATTTATAGGATTTAAGAAATCAATTTCAACATCGAAACCATCATCCCCAGTTGGTTCTCCACCGATTGGTACTGTAACTATTGGTTCACCGATTGGTTCTCCAATAGGACCTTCCTGTGGTTTTTCACCATTATCAATTTGTGCGGGATCTTCATCTCCACCTTCAATTGGTTTTGGTTCTTCCTTTGGTTCTTCACCTGCCGGTTCTTCACCTGCTGGTTCTTCAGATACATCTCCAATTGGTTTAGCAATTGGTTCTTCAGATACATCTCCAATTGGTTTAGCAATCCAAATTGGTTCACCGATTGGTGCTCCAATAGGACCTTCATTCTCAATTTGGGCCTTTAATGACATGTACTGTTCTATCATCCCCTGTGCAACTTTGCTAAATTGTGAATCTTCGCCATCACCATCTCTGAGATTCCAAGTCTCACCATTAAACTCATAACCCAGTTGTTTTAATGCCTCTCCTAATCCATCTAATTCACCTTGTAAATCAATTGGTTCTGCAAGTCGAGGAGATGGGTTATTCCAATTTACGATTAACTTAACGTCTGTAGGAACACCGTCAATTCGTATAGAAATAATTGGTGTGTTTTGTCCATCAAAAGTTAAGTCCTCTTCTTTTATGTTGTAACCGGAACCTCCATAAGAAAACTTCCATGGTTGACCAAAAGGATTGGGCAAATTACTTTTTCTGAAAGTAAATTCTTCACCAGTTAAATAATAATCACTTTCTGTACCTTCTGGGTCTTGTTCTGCTTTTATTTCGTTAAATGCAAAGAAAATTTGTTTTATTCCTGGATTTGGGTCTACACCAAATATACTAAAAGTACCTTCAGGAACTATTATGGTTGGTGTTTTCGTCTTTCCAGGTTCATACGGAATTGGTTCTGCACCGGGTTCTTCAAAAGATGGTTTCTCTTTATCTAAGTTACCAACTAAATCATTACCAATCGCATAAACAGTCATTACAACATCTTTGTCACCCTCAGCTTGCAATTCGTAAGCCTTAGCAGATGGAGCATCACTTGTTGTTGGATCCATAGTTTTCAATCTTTCAGGAACATCTTTATTTAGTAAACTATTATCCATACAGAAATCTAAAGAATATACTTTATGTCCATCAAAGTCACCTTCAATTAACTTAAAGTCACCTTCAGAAACTAATTGATTCGGCCTCATGGCTGCTTGTTGAAAACCTTCTAAAGAAGTTATTTCACCAAAATTAGATTTTGCTTGATATCCATCTAAAACCTGAACAGTATCAGTAATTTTACCACTTAGTGGTGATGTTATTGCAAACCATTTATTTAATCTATCATTAAACCTTATCTCTACACCTCTATTATCACTAAAACCACCCACAACAGATACCTCTAATTTTTGACTAAGATGATAAACCATACTCAACGAATTTAAATCGTTTACTAGACTTGTTTTCGCAAATGGACTATCGTATGCAAATAATTGTTCTTCGTTAGAATCTTCTATAGATACTAAACCAGATTGTTTAGCCGTTATTTCTAAATTAGCTTTTGCATCATTTAGTTCTAAATTAGCTTTTGCCTCATTCATGTCCACAACATCGTGTGCAAATTTTGCCTGATTCATTTTATCATACATAACATATGTATAATTTTTCATTGGGTGATTAGTTTTTGCAACACCATTTTGTTTAAGTTCGATAAAATCAGATAATTGAATTTTAGGTTCTCTTATTGGTTGTTGACTTATTCTCACTTTTTCTTCATCGCGTTTAGCAATTAATGAAAGTTCAAAAGCCTCCTTAGAAACTTCAGGTTCTCTTTCTAACATAACTACCGAATTAATAACTTCTTGATTAGATCTATCAAAAGATTCTTTCTCAATAGCAATAATTCTTTCTTGTAATGTAGATACTTTACCTTCTACCTCTGTAGGTTTATGTGCATTTACTATCTTATTAGATTTTTCAACTATTTCAGAAGTAATTATATTTCTCTTTCCAGTTTCAATAGATTTACCTACGAAGTGTGTAGAAGCTTCTAATGCTTCACCAATTACTTCATCAATACTCATTTTTTCACCTTTAGATTTAATAGATACAACTAATTTCTCCATAGTTTTTTCTCTAATAGATTTTAAATCTTCTTCTAACCCTTCTCTTTTAATTTCCGCATTAACTGTTTCAACTAAAGTTCTCTGAAGGTTATTTACCGCATTAAATGCAGCAAATATAGTTGCAGATTTATCATCTTCTAATAATAAACGATTAGATGCAGAATCACCAAAAAGATCTTCTTTATCTAATTCAATACCCATAGATTTAACTAATCTAAGTGTAGATGACTTAGCAGTCTCTACGTCATCACCTTGGTCAATGAATTTTTTCGCTAAGGTAGTTGCTGGTGAAACATTTTTAGATATTGAAGTGTGACCTTCAAATTCCTCATCTATTTCAGCACCTGTCCAAGCGTTCTCTCCACCTACACTTTTAAATGAACCTTCATACCCAAATGGTATAGTAAATTCACCTAGTGAATTAGTAGTTGTTGTAGAACCATTATCAAACGTTATAACCGCACCAGATATCGGTGCATCTTCTAACGTTCCTGTTTCTCCGTCTCCGCTATCGCCAGATCCGGAGCCGGGTCCGTCATCGGACCCGGAATCTTCTTCTCCGGCATCAATTATTCCGTCAAAAAAGACTTAACTCCAAATACAGTCATTGGAGAGTAAGTCGGTTGATCAGAGTATAATACAACAGATACAGTTGTAGCATTGGCTTCTGAATCATAAGATACGCTAGCTTCATGTTGGAATAAACCACCTACGAATGTTACCACCATAGAATCTGTGATTTGTCCTGAAATTAACATCTCAGCTCTTTCACCAGCCTTTTTACCACCAACATCAACAGTTTGTTTGGTAAAGTCAGCATCTTGTACACCTTCATTTTCTATTTCAGAAATTTGGTTTGATAAATTCTCATTTAATTCAGCTAATGCAGCATCGTTAGAAGCTTCATATTCTGATAAGTCACTAGCAACTTTAGCAGTAGCAGCGTCTTGTGCAGCTTGTTCAGCATCTAATAATTCTTTAGCGGCAGCGATTTCATTATCTCTATCCGTTTCATTAGCAGCCATTTCAGTTCTAATTAAAGCTCTATCACTATCAGCAGCAGATTTATCACCAGCTTGTTTAGCTTCTTGTGCGTCTAATTCACCAGCGATTACATCTCTAGCAGATTTAGCAATATCAAAACCTTCTTCCATTTCAGTTCTGATTAATGCTCTATCAGTATCAGCGGCAGCTTTATCACCAGCTTGTTTAGCTTCTTGTACATCTAATTCACCAGCGATTACATCTCTAGCATCTTTAGCAGAAGCAAAGTCAGCATCAGTAGATGCGATTTCAGCAGCTAACGCAGCATCGTTAGAAGATTTATACGCATTTAATGCATTTTCAATCTCCGTATCTTTAGCATCTAATTCAGATCTGTGAGTTGCAATTGTGTTAGTTACAGTTGCAGCGAAATCAGCGTCATCACCAAGTGAAGCAGCTAATTCATTAAGTGTATCTAATGCGGCAGGTGCAGCATCAATAACTTGTGCGATATGCCAGTCGATAGATCCTTCTACAGAATCATTACCTTCTATTATATCTAATCTTGCATCTTGTGCAGCTTGTTCAGCATCTAATAATTCTTTAGCGTCAACGATTGCTTGGTCAGCAGCAGCTTTAGCAGTAGCGATTGCTTCATCTCTGGCAGATTCATTTTCAGACATTTCAGTTCTGATTAACGCCCTATCAGTATCAGCAGCAACCTTTTCAGATTCTTGTTTAGTTTTCTGAGCAGCTAATGCAGCATCGTTAGAAGATTCATAATCAGATAAGTCACTAGCAACTTTAGCAGTAGCAGCGTCTTGTGCTGATTGTTCAGCATCTAATAATTCTTTAGCGTCAACGATTGCTTGATCAGCAGCAGCTTTAGCAGTAGCGATTGCTTCATCTCTGGCAGATTCATTTTCAGACATTTCAGTTCTGATTGCAGCTCTATCAGTAGTAGCAGAAGCGAAATCAGCATCAGTAGATGCGATTTCAGCAGCTAACGC